ATGATGAGGATAAGGATCAGATGGCAGCACTGAAGCTGTGTGTTGATAGGATGTTGCCAGTATCTTATTTTGAGGATAAAGGTGTTGGAGGAGGCTCTAGAGCCATTACCATCAACATCACTGGAGTAAATGATAGTCCAGTAGAAATGATTGAGCATGAACCTGTTGACGTAGAAACCACGTTGATTGATTACGAAGAAGAAGACGATGGATCTACAAGTTAAGTTACTTCCATGGCAACAAGATGTCTTTAAAGATCCAGCAAGGTTTAAGATCATCGCTGCTGGTAGACGTACAGGTAAATCTAGGTTAGCAGCTTGGACACTGATCATAGAGGCACTACAGACTGAGAAAGGTCATGTCTGGTATGTAGCACCAACACAGGGTCAAGCTAGAGATATTATGTGGTCTACGCTGTTAGAGCTAGGCCATACAGTCATTAAAGGTAGTCATGTTAACAATATGCAGATTACCTTAGTCAATGGTGCAATGATCTCACTAAAGGGTGCAGATAGACCAGAGACAATGCGTGGTGTCAGCTTAAAGTATCTAGTGATGGATGAATACGCTGATATGAAGCCACAGGTGTTCGAACAGATCTTAAGACCTGCTTTAGCGGATCAGAAGGGTAGAGCAATGTTCATTGGTACGCCAATGGGTAGAAACCACTTCTATGAACTGTATAGGCTAGGTGATAGTGGTAAGGATAAGGATTACAAGGCATGGCACTTCACTAGCTTTGATAATCCTTTATTAGATCCAGCAGAGATTGAAGCTGCTAAAGGTTCAATGTCTAGCTTTGCTTTCAGACAAGAGTTTATGGCTTCGTTTGAAGCAGCACAGAGTGATGTGTTTAAACATGATTGGATCAAAATCAGTGATGAAGAACCTGATGAAGGTAGTTACTTCATGACTGTTGATCTATGTGGTTTTACTGACATATCTCAGACAACCAAGTCAAAGAACTCAAGACTTGATGAAACAGCGATAGCGGTTGTTAAAGTCAATACCAGAGGCTGGTGGGTTGCTGACATACTACACGGTAGGTGGGATGTCCGAGAGACAGCAGTAAGGATTCTTAAGACTGCAAAGGACTACAACGTCACTTGTTTAGGGATAGAGAAGGGTGCGCTGAAGAATGCAGTGATGCCTTACATGCATGACATTATGCGTAGAACTGGATTCTTTCCTAGGATTGATGAACTAACACACGGTAATAAGAAGAAAGTAGATAGGATTGTTTGGTCACTACAGGGTAGATTTGAGCATGGAAGGATTGTTCTTAATGAAGGTTCATGGAACAACGTCTTTATTGACCAGCTAATGCAGTTTCCTGACTCAAAGACTCATGATGATTTGATTGATGCGCTTAGCTATATTGACCAGATACAGACTGCTAGTTGGTCACAATCAATCGATGAAGAAGAGTATGAAGTTATGGATGACGTAGCAGGCTACTAATAGGATACTTGAAGATGAAATTTGACTCAGATACCACACCTCAGAATGCTCTTGTAGCGTTTGTGATGGAACGGTGTGACCAGTGGAGAGATCATAGAGATGAAAACTACTTAGATCGCTGGGATGAGTATGAGCGTCTATGGCGTGGAATCTATGAAGAAAGTGATCGAACACGCTCTTCTGAACGGTCTAAGCTGATATCCCCTGCCCTACAACAAGCTATTGATAACAAGACATCAGAGATTATCGAAGCTGTATTTGGTAAAGGTCAGTTCTTTGACATTGTTGATGATCTACAGGATCAGGACAAGACAGACATTGAACTGATGAGAAAACAGCTACAACAAGACTTTGACAAAGATCGTATTCGTAAAGCAATAACTCACATCGTTACCCTTGCAGAGGTATACGGCACTGGTATCGGTGAGTTGATTGTCCGAGAAGTCAAAGACTCTGCACCAGCTACCAGACCTACAGCAGTGCCTGGAATGAATATGGTAGGTGTAAACGCTACGAACAGAATCTCTGTACAGCTAAAGCCTATTAACCCTAGGAACTTCCTAATCGATCCTAATGCTACTAGTGTTGATGAAGCACTAGGATGTGCAGTAGAAGAGTATGTAGGCCGTCACAGCGTGATTAAAGCGATGGAAGATGGTGTCTATCGTAGGGTTTATGTTGGTGTTGCTTCTGAGAATACAGATCTAGAGCCTTCACAGGATGTAACTTACTACCAAGATGACAAGGTTTTGATGCTTCGTTACTATGGATTAGTACCAAAAGCATTGTTAGATAACCCTGATCAGACAATTGGTCCTGATGAAGAGTTATATTCAGAGATGGTTGAAGCTTTAGTGGTGGTTGCTAACGGTGAATCACTATTAAAAGCTGAAGAAAGTCCCTTCATGATGCAAGATAGGCCTGTAGTGGCTTACCAAGCTGACATTGTTCCTGGTCGTTTCTGGGGTCGAGGAACGGCTGAGAAGGGCTACAACATGCAAAAGGCTACGGATGCACAGATTCGTAGTCACGTGGACTCTTTAGGGCTTACAACAGCTCCTATGATGGCTATAGATGCCACCAGACTACCTCGTGGAGCCAAGTTTGAGGTACGTCCTGGTAAGACAATCCTTACTAATGGTGCTCCTAATGAGATTCTACAGCCTTTAAAGTTTGGTAATACTGATCCAGGTAACATTCAAACAGCACAGTTGTTCGAAAAGATGCTCTTACAGGCTACAGGAACACTTGATTCAGCTTCATTACCTGGACAAGTAGCTGGTGGAGACGCTGCTTCTGCTGGTTTAGCAATGGCAGTAGCTGGTTTAATCAAAAAGAACAAGAGAGCACTAACGAACTTCCAAGATGACTTCCTAATCCCTTTTGTTGAGAAGGCTGCATGGCGTTATATGCAGTTTGATTCACGTCGATACCCTGTCCAAGACTTTAAGTTTATACCAACAGGTACGATGGGTATGATGGCTAGGGAATTTGAACAGGCTCAGATCATTTCCTTGATGTCTACACTTGGTCCGAACAGTCCTGTACTGCCATTACTGCTTCAGAGTGTGGTTGAAGCTTCATCGTTACCAAACAGAGAAACTATCCTACAGCAATTAGCTCAACTATCACAACCTGATCCAGCAGCACAGCAGGCTCAACAGCAGGCTATGCAGATTCAAATGGCTACAGCACAGGCTGATGTACAGGAAAAGCAAGCAAGAGCACAGAAGGCCCAAGCAGAGGCTCAGAAGGCTATGGTAGAAGCACAGCTTATGCCTGAAAAGCTTAAAGTTGATGTTGTTCAAGCTGCATCAACAAACATTGATGATCCGAACAGGGAGTTTGAACGTCGAGTAAAGATCGCTGAACTGATGTTGAAAGAGAAAGACATTGATTCAAAGGTCAATATCGTAAGAGAACAAACTCGTCAAGATGCAATGAATTAAAAAAACACTTGACAAATCTAAAAAAGTGTGGTAAAATTACAACATGGATGTAAAACTACAAAGATACTATGAAGCTAGATTCGATATGGTCTCATCAGCAGGATGGAAAGATCTTATCGATGATGCTGAGAAGATGAGAAAAGCAATAGCAGACATTACCAGCATTGACAGTGAAAAGCTATTGTATCTAAGAAAAGGTCAGTTAGATATCCTAGATTGGCTCCTGACACTCAAAGAAGTATCAGAAAAAGTCTATGAGGATTTACAGAATGAAGGTAATGAATGACTTTGTGTGTTCGAACGGACACCATACAGAACTTTTAGTAGACAACACAGCAACTGAAGTACCTTGTCCGCACTGTACCGAGGTTGCTTACAAAGTACTAGCAGCACCTAGAGTAAAGCTAGAAGGTATTACTGGCTCTTTCCCAGGAGCTTATGACAAATGGGAACGCCAGCATAAGCAAGCACTAAAAGTAGCGCAGTCTAAGTCCTACTACGAGGGATAACTTAGACATTTTAACAATTCCTAACAATTGGGTTTATCCCGACTAGGAGAAGCAGATGGCTGAATTTGTAGATTCTATTGACAATGAAGCAGTTCAACAAGATGAATTTCAGGCTGAAGAAGCCAAACAACAACAGGAGCAAGTAGCAGAGGAATCACCAGCGATCCCTGAGAAGTACAAGGGTAAATCGATGGACGAGATTATCAAGATGCACCAAGAAGCTGAAAAGTTAATTGGTAGACAAGCTCAGGAAGTTGGTGAAGTTCGTAAGTTAGCTGATGAGTTGATCAAAAGGCAAATCACTCCTGCAAAGCAAGCAGCACCAGCAGCCGTCGAAGATGATGTAGATTTTTTTGCCGATCCTGTTAAGGCAGTAAATAAAGCTGTAGCTCAACACCCAGCAGTGCAACAAGCTCAAGTAGCTGCTGCACAGGTAGCTAGGATGAACACAGCAAACAGGTTAGCTCAAACCCACCCTGACTATACTCAAGTGGTAACAGACCCTGAGTTTGCTAGTTGGGTTAACGAGTCACCAGTACGCCGTCAGTTGTTTGCCGCAGCGGACCAACAGTTTGATTTCGACTCAGCACATGAACTGCTTACTAACTTTAAAGCCTTGAAGAAAGTACGTCAAGAAGCTGTAAAGCAAGCAGCAGAGCAAATGCAAGAAGAAAACACTAAACAGTTGAAGGCCGCAACTGTGTCAGCTCCAAGCAGTACAGGTGAAACGAGCAATAAAATATATCGTCGAGCAGAACTTATTCGGCTCCAGCTAACGGACCCTGAGCGTTATATGGCTAACCAAGATGACATCATGAGGGCCTATGCTGAAGGACGTGTTCGATAACTTAACTCAATTCTTAAAGGATTCTTAAAATGGCTACAGCAGCTTATCCTGGAGGTAGTTCCTCCATCGTTAACAAGACCAATGCGGATAAATTTATACCTGAAATTTGGTTGTCGTAACTGGCCAAAGTAAAACCGTTTCTAAATAACTGGGAAGGGTGTTAGAATACCCCAATCAGAGGGAACACGATAAACCAAAGTCGCATATCAATACCAGGAGGTATTATGAAGCGAGTAAGTTGGAAGTATTTAGCAGGGTTGATTGACGGTGAAGGTTGTATAGACCTTGCCACAACCAAAGTAAACGAACAGTTTTATGTTCAACCAAGAGTCAGAATAGGAATGTCAGACTCAGCAAAGTTTTTGTTAGAGATGAATCAGCAAAACTTTGGTGGACACATGGAACATCGTGAAAGTAAGAACGACAACTGGCAATCTTCAACAACTTGGATTTTGTCAGGCTACAAAAAAGCATGTCCGGTTCTTAGGAATATAGTCAATCACCTTATCTTGAAGAGAGAACAAGCTCGGTTATGTCTCTGGATGGAGACAAACTTAAAAGGTACAAGGCTTCAACAAGATGTGTTGGACGCAGTACGAGAAGAGTTTAAGCTAATGAAGCGTGACCCGCACAGACTAAGTGAAACGGCTCAAGAGAAACTATTAACACTCTTGGGAAGCTATAGTCGGAAGGATTGAAAGATCCTAAGCAGATGAAATCGTTGCTTCTTACAAAAAAGCTCTTGTGATGGCTAACCTCATCAACAAGATGAGCATGAAAGGTAAGAAAGGCGATACCCTTCACATTCCAGTACCAACCCGTGGCTCTGCATTCGCTAAAGCAGCTAACACTGCTGTTACGATTCAGGCTGATGTTGAGACTGAAGTTCAGGTGCTCTTGAACAAGCACTTCGAATACAGCCGCTTCATCGAAGATATCGTCGAAGTTCAGGCTCTGTCCTCGCTTCGTCGTTTCTATACGGAAGATGCAGGCTATGCACTTGCTCGTCAAGTAGATACCGATCTTATCCAACTTGGTCGTTCCGCTAACAACGGTGCTGGCACTGCTGCTTATGCTAACGCATACATCGGTGGTGATGGTAGCACTGCTTATAATAGCGGTACGCCTAACGCTTCAGCATTGACTGACGCAGGTATTCGTCGTATGATCCAACGTCTGGATGATAACGATGTTCCTATGACAGATCGTTATTTGGTTGTTCCTCCTTCCAGCCGTAACACGTTGATGGGTATCGACCGCTTCACCGAGCAAGCTTTCGTTGGTGAAACCGCTGGTGGTAACACCATCCGTAACGGTCAGATCGGTGATGTGTATGGCGTTAAAGTGTTTGTTACGCCTCAGTGTGACACCGCTACTGGTTCAGCACGTATTGCTCTTATCTTCCACAAAGATGCAGCAGTAATGGCAGAACAGATGGGTGTTCGTTCGCAGACCCAATACAAGCAAGAGTACCTTGCTACGTTGTTTACTAGCGATATGCTTTACGGTGTTTCTTTGCTCCGTAAAGGTGACCTTGCTAGCGTACCAACCTCAATGTTCCCCATCGCAGTACCTGCTTAATTAAGCATAGGGGAGGCTAAACAGTCTCCCCTAATTACAAAGAGGTCACAATGGTCAAATTTCGTTGTAAGTTATCTGGTGTAGTACATGAGTTTGAATCAGAGTATGACATTAAACAGATGCGTAGACATCCTGATTATGTTGAAGTAAAAGAAGAAGAAGAACAAAAACCTATAGAGAAGAAGGTCACGAAGAACTCTAAAGAGGGTTAACAATGCCTACCATTAAAATCAAGGGATCATCAACAGCTTCTTCTGTACCGTCATCTCTTGCATTAAGAGAACTAGCAGTTAACGTCACAGACAAGAAGCTTTATGTTGGTGATGGGTTTACTGTCCAGAAAGTTGTTGGTTCTCTTGGTAATCAAGAAGCTAACGCTGTAGCAATCACTGGTGGCTCTGTTGTTGGTATTACTGACTTAGCAGTTGCTGACGGTGGAACAGGCGCATCAACAGCAGCACAAGCAAGAACTAACTTAGGTGTCACGGCTACAGGCTCTGACACCACTTATGCTTTCAGGGCTAACAATCTTTCTGACTTAGCTAATGCAACAACTGCAAGGACGAACCTAGGTTTAGGTACGATTGCAACACAGAATGCTAATGCGGTTAATATCACTGGTGGTGTTGTCAGCGGTATCACTGATCTTGCAGTCGCTGATGGCGGTACTGGAGCAAGTACTGCTGCTGATGCAAGAACTAATCTAGATGTTCCTAGTAGAACTGGTAGCGATGCTTCTGGTACATGGAATATTAGCATCACAGGTAATGCAGCTACCGCAACTAACGGTGTTGTTACGACAGGAAGCTACAGCAATCCTACATGGTTAACAGCACTAGCATGGTCTAAGGTTACTGGTACACCAACAACACTAGGTGGTTATGGCATCACTGATGGTGTATCAACAGCAAGTACGTATAGTAACCCATCCTGGTTAACAGCATTAGCATGGTCAAAGATTACATCAACACCTACGACACTAAGTGGTTACGGTATCACTGATGGTGTATCTACAGGTGGTAGCTATGCAGATCCAACCTGGATTACATCTTTAGCTGGTTCTAAAATCACTGGTAACATCAGTGGTAATGCAGCAAATGTCACTGGCACAGTAGCAGTTGCTAATGGTGGTACTGGTGGTACAACAGCAGCTACAGCAAGAGCTAACCTGTTACCATCTTACGCTACCAACGCTACAAAGGTATTGGCTGTCAATGCAGGAGAAACCGATGTTGCTTGGGTTACTGCTGGTGGTGGTGGTATTGGTGATGTTGCTGGTCCTGCATCTTCTACTGACAATGCTGTAGCAAGGTTTGATGGTACAACAGGTAAGCTTATCCAGAATAGTGCATTCACTGTTAATGATAGCGGTGAAGTCATGGCCGGTACGTGGACAGCTACAACGATTAGTCCTTTATATGGTGGTACTGGACAGACTAGCTACACTAATGGCCAACTACTTATTGGTAACGCTTCTGGTGGTTTAACGAAGGCTACGCTAACCGCTGGTTCGAATGTAACCATAACTAATGGTGATGGTGCTATTACCATCGCTGCTACAGGTGGTGGCGGTGGAGGATCATCAACGATCCTAGAGAATGATGTTGTCATATCATCTAGCTACACACTAACAGCAAATAAGAATGGACTATCTATTGGTCCTGTAACAATCAACACTGGCGTGGCTGTAACTGTACCTACTGATCAGCGGTGGGTTGTATTAGCTTATTAAGGATAAAAAATGTCTGCTATTAAAGTTCAAGGAAATGCTAGCGGTACTGGTACACACACGATTCAGTCCGCTAATACTAACTCTAACCGTACTGCTACGTTGCCTGATGCGGATACAACGCTTGGTTACTTAAACGTACCTATTAGTTCTACTACAACGACACTAGCTACAAGTGATGTTGGTAAAGTCGTTTCTCTGTCCGCAGGTATTACAATACCGGATGCAACATTTTCAGCAGGTGATGTTGTTTCCTTATATAACAATACCAGCGGTAATCTAACACTAACCTGTTCAATTACTACTGCTTACATTGGTGGAACAGATAGTGATAAAGCAACGATGACACTAGCTACTAGAGGTGTATGTACAGTTTTGTTTATCAGTGGCACTGTTTGTGTTGTTACTGGTAACGTGAGCTAAAGCCATGACCGGTATTCTTAACTTATTGCTTGGTGGTGCTGCCAAGAAGTTCACCATCATCCAAACCTTCACAGCAACCTCAACGTGGACTTGCCCTACTGGGGTGACTGAGGTTGAGTATTTAGTTGTGGCTGGTGGCGGAGGCGGCGGCGCTGGTACTGCTAATAGCTCTGGCGGAGGCGGCGGAGGAGCCGGAGGGTTTAGAACGGGTACAGGGCTTGCCGTTACAGCAGGAACGGATTACACCATCACCGTCGGCGCTGGTGGCGCTGGTAAGACTGGTGGTGGGTCTAGGGGAGACCAAGGAAGTTCTTCAATATTTAGCACAGTCACTTCCGCAGGCGGGGGTGGGGGTGGTGGGTCAGTTTCAGGCGCAAACCAAAGTTCTGGTGGAAACGGCGGTTCTGGTGGCGGCGGCTCTGGAGAAAATGCAATCACAACTCCTGGTGGTTCAGGAAATACCCCCTCTGTAAGCCCGTCGCAAGGTAATAATGGCGGCTCTCCAACTGCTGGAGCGCCTAACTACGCTTCTGCCGGTGGCGGTGGTGCATCCGCAGTTGGCGGTAATGGTAACGGAACAACCACAGGCGGAAACGGCGGGGCTGGCACCTCATCATCAATAACAGGCACTTCTGTTACTTATGCTGGTGGGGGTGGAGGTGCTACATATCGAGGTGGAACCGCTGGGACTGGTGGCAGCGGTGGTGGGGCCAATGGATCAAACGCTGCTGCAAGTACACCGGCTGCTGGATCTGTTAATACAGGCGGCGGGGGCGGAGGAAACGCAGATGGTGGTACGTCAAGCGCAGGCGGCTCCGGCATTGTCATCCTGAAATACAAAGCACCATCACAAACCGTATTCACCTTCAAAGGGTCTGGTCAGTGGACTGTGCCTACTGGTGTTACGTCAATTGATTACTTAGTGGTTGCTGGCGGTGGATCTGGCGGAGGGTTTGCCACAGCAAGCGGGCGTGGCGGCGGTGGCGGTGGTGGTGGCTATAGAACTGGTGCGGGGCAGGCTGTTAATGCAGGGCAAGTACTAACAATTACCGTCGGTGCTGGCGGAGCAATTGGTTCACCAGGGAGCAATGGTGGCTCGTCGTCAATTAGTAATTTAGGATCGTCTTCGCCTTATACAACTATAACTTCTGCTGGCGGGGGTTATGGCGCCTCTACTTCTGGTGCGGCCAGTAACGGTGGCTCCGGCGGAGGTGGTTATGCAGACCCAAGCGGGTTTCCAACAGGCGGCACTGGAAACACTCCAAACACTTCACCAAGTCAAGGAACTAACGGAGGTAATGCCCCTGGTGGAGCGCCTAACTACGGCGGAGGAGGCGGTGGCGGGGCTAATACAGCAGGTTCAAACGGTTCTACAACTGCTGGCGGCAATGGCGGGTCTGGGCAAACTGGCCCGTCGTTTGCATCTTCGTATGGAGTTAGTGGCGTATTCGCAGGTGGTGGTGGAGGCGGAACTTTTGGCGGCGGTACGGCAGGAACTGGCGGATCGGGAGGTGGTGGCGCTGGAGGGCTTGGAACCGCGCCAGGAACGCAGGGGAACAATGGAACTGCTGGCACTGCAAATACTGGTGGCGGTGGTGGTGGCTCAGGAACTGAAGGCGGAGCGCCGTTTAGGTCAGGAAATGCAGGAGCAGGCGGTTCCGGTATCGTAATCATCAAAATCAATCAATAAGAGGTCACATGAGCGACAAGAAAATACTAAGGTTTTACGGGATCGACACGGCAATGCACCTGCTACGGCCTAACGCCAAGTGGGAGATCACCAATAACGTCATCACCAGATGGGATGATCCACGGCCTAAGCCCAGTATGGAGGAAATCTACTGGGTGATGGAAAAGATCAAGGAGTTTGAAGAGTCCATCCCCACGATCTGGCTTGATGAGGATTGGGAGAAGATCACTGGTGAGCGTAGGATGATTGAAGAGGCTATGGGATCATGAACTTACATAGCTTATTCCCAACTGCTGTAGGATTCTTTAATCTTGATCGCTCATTGACTGAAGAAGAAAAAGACTTTCTATTAACGCTGGAACAACGTCCTAACATGGGAAACAGAACCAGCAAAGATAACTTTGTACTTCGTAATCAGTGCATGACTTCCTTACGTAGTTGGATGGAAGATTGTGTTGATGAATACTTCAAAGCCACTGTAAACCCTAAACATGCTGTGAATCTACGTATCACACAGTCTTGGGTTAACTACAGTGAGCCAGGACAGTTTCATCACAAACATGCACATCCTAATTCGTATGTCAGTGGTGTGTTCTATGTACAAACCAATGAAAACGATAAGATTTACTTCTACAAAGATGGGTATCAACAGATCAAGTTCCCTACAGCACAGTGGAATGAATGGAACAGTGAATCATGGTGGTTCGAAGCTGCTGAAGGAAAGCTTATATTGTTTCCTTCTAACTTAACACACATGGTCCCTACTGTTGAGGGTGATGTTGTTCGGACATCCCTGAGCTTTAATTCATTCCCTGTTGGTGTTGTTGGTGAAGAACTAGATCTTACTGGATTAAAACTGGAGGCTTAAGTGGCACACTTTGCTAAGATTGATGAGAACAATGTAGTAATTCAAGTCGTTGTTGTTGACAACAAAGACACTGCTGATGCTTCAGGTGTAGAGAAAGAACACATCGGTGCAGCATTCCTAGAAAGACTACTAGGTGGTACGTGGAAGCAAACGTCTTACAACGGAAACAAGCGTAAGAACTATGCTGGTATGGGTTATACCTTTGATGCTGTCCGTGATGCTTTTATACCACCTAAGCCTTCTGATGATGCTGTATTAGATGAAGAGACATGTCAGTGGATTGTTACTGATTCTATTGGTGCTGATAGCGTAGCTGATTCAGTGAGCTAATCATGGCTTTACAGGCAGATGAGCATGTAAAGCAAGTTGGTGATGCCCTATCAATCATTACAGTTGTAGGTACTCTAGCTGAATTACTGCCTGCAATGGCTGCTGTCCTTACCATTGTATGGACTGCAATCAGGATATGGGAAACAGACACAATACAGATGATCTTTGGAAGGAAGAAAGATGCAACAAAAGCCAAAGAAGATTGAGAAAGTTATGCGTGAGTACAAAGAAGGTACTCTGCATAGCGGTAAAGGTGGTCCTGTAGTTAAGTCACGTAAACAAGCAGTTGCTATAGCCTTGTCAGAAGCTAAGAAGAAAGGAAAGAAGAAATGATGAAACCCTGTCCAGGATGTCCTACCCCAGCTAAGTGCAAGAAAGCTGGTAAGTGTATGATGAAAGCCAAAGAAGCAAAGAGAACAAAGTGAAACCAGGCTTGTACGCTAACATCAACGCCAAGCGTAAGCGTATTGCTGAAGGCTCTGGTGAGAGGATGAAGAAGCCTGGAAGTAAAGGTGCTCCAACCGCTAAAGATTTCAAGGAGGCAGTTAAAACTGCTAAGAAGAAATGAAAGACTCTAGATTGGCAAGGGCAGGAGTGTCTGGGTACAACAAACCGAAGCGTACACCGGACCATCCTACGAAATCTCATATTGTTGTTGCAAAGGACGGTGATCAAGTAAAGACGATTCGCTTCGGACAACAAGGTGTTAAGGGTTCTCCTGAAGGTTCAACAAGGAACAAAGCCTTTAAAGCTCGCCATGCAAAGAACATAGCTAAAGGTAAGATGTCAGCGGCCTACTGGGCTGATCGGGAGAAGTGGTGAAATGGCTACTACTTATTTGGATCTAGTTAACGCAGTACTACTTAGAGTACGTGAACCTACAGTACAGACTGTCAGTCAATCATCGTACTCTTTGTTGATCGGTGAGATGGTCAATGAAGCCAAGAGAGAAGTTGAAGATGCTTGGAACTGGGCTATCTTTCGTACAACAAAGACTATAAACACTGCTAGTACTGTATCTCAATACGAGATTCCTAGCACTAATCCACGTACTAGGGTGTTATCTATTTATCTTCCAAGTGCTCATCTCTACTTAGAGAAAGTATCTGAAGATCATATGAACACACTACTGAATGTTAATCCTACACAGGCTGGTAGACCTTACTACTACAGCTTTGCACCATCTACAGCAGCTACAGGTGTACTTAACATCAGTGTATTCCCTATACCAGATCAGGTATACAGCATCAAAGCAGAGTGTGTTGTACCTCAAGAAGATTTAGTAAATGACCTAGACTATGCTTGGTTACCAAAGGATGTGATCGTACAAGGTGCTTATCTTCGTGCTATCAATGAACGTGGTGAAGATGGTGGTCGTTTGTCCGATCAACAATCAGAGTTATATCGTAAGACTGTAGCTAACTATATCTCTATTGAAGCTGAACGCTTCAAAGATGAGTTAACCTGGGAAGCAGTATAATGGCTGATCAACTCAAAGCCATCAGTATTGTAGCTCCTGGCTTTGCAGGTCTTAACACCCAAGACTCTTCTGTCTCATTGACAAAAGACTATGCTTTGATTGCACAGAATGCCGTGATTGATCAGTTTGGTCGTATCGCTGCTAGGCGTGGTTGGGACAATGTTAATACCTCTGCTGGGTATAACAACACAGAACCTTATGTTATCAAACAAGTGATTAAGGATGATGGTACAACTGAGATCCTTACCATTGGTGATAACAAGATCTATTCAGGTACTACGTCACTTACATTGAAGTACACTGGTTCTACGTGGACAGCACAGGATTGGAAAGTCATTGACTTCAATGATATGACCTTCTTCTTTCAGCGTAACCACAATCCTATAGTGTATGATCATGTAACTAATACATATAGTTTGATGTCAGCACATCCTGGTTATTCAGGTACAGTACCATTAGGTAATGAAGTATTAGGTGCTTTTGGTCGTTTATGGGTTGCTGACACTACCACTGATAAGGTTACCATCACATGGTCTGATGCTCTACAAGGGTTTAAATGGTCTGGAGGCTCTTCAGGCTCTATTAACTTAGAGAGTCAGTTCACTAATGGTACTGATAGTATCGTAGCCTTAGCAGCCTTTAATGGCTTTCTCATAGCATTCTGTAAGAAGTCTATCATCATCTTCTCTGGTGCTGCATCAGATCCTACGAGTAACCTCGCTATCGTAGAAGTTATTGATGGTGTTGGTTGCATCAGTAGGGATTCAGTACAGGATGTAGGATCAGATATCTTCTTCTTAGCTGATACAGGTGTACGTAGTCTTGGTCGTATCATACAAGAGAAGTCAGCACCTTTGTTTGATGTATCAAAGAACGTTAGAGATGATCTTATTTCTGATGTGATTGCTAACAGTAATGATGCAGAGATCAAGTCAGTCTATTATGAGAAGGATGGTTTCTATCTACTAACACTACCTACTCGTGGTATTACATACTGTTTTGACCTAAAGAGTAGACTTCCTGATGGTTCTTGTAAAACAACTACATGGACTTTATCACCAAAGAACTTCTGTGCTACGAACAACCGCTTACTTTATCTTACTCGTCCTGGCTACATTGGTTTGTATACAGGAAACAATGACAACGGATCTTCATTCCGTTTTGCATACTACACCAGCCACATCGATGCTGGGTCAGCATACGTATTGAAGATCTTAAAGAAGATTGTGTTGTTGATCATTGGTGGTCAAGCAACTAACGTGTTCCTTAACTGGGGTGTTGATTATGGTAATTCATACCAATCAGCATTGATCCCACTACCTGCACAGACTCGTGCTGAATACAATGTGTCAGAGTACAACATCGCTGAATACAACGCAGGTATCTTAATCAATACTGTACGTCAGCAAGTTAGTTCTACTGGTAGAGTATTCCAGATAGGTATTGAAGCTGATATCAGCACTGACATCTTTTCTGTACAACAATTGGATGTGTTCGTTAAATCTGGTAGGGTAATCTAATGAGTAACTATACGAAGACTGTTAACTTTGCTGCTAAGGATTCCCTACCTAGTGGGAATGCTGCAAAGATTATTAAAGGCACTGAGATCGATACTGAATACAATAATATTGCTTCTGCTGTTCAAACAAAAGCAGATATCGCATCTCCTACTTTCACTGGTACAGTAACAGTACCTACGTTGAATGTTACCACATCATTCACTGGTAGCTTTGACGTAGATGGGGGTACATACTAATGAGTACGACAAGGATTGGGGATTTTAGGCAGACTGAAGGTGATGATGGTTTGTTCGCCTTAGCTGCTAATGGATCTGCTACTGTAAGCACTACTTCTGCTAGATCAGCTTATGATCTTATAGTTGATGATCTAAACAATCTGTACACCACACTACTGAAGCGATCAGCAGACAAGCCTGGGCTTGATTGGTGGGCTAGTCAGGTCAGTGCTGGTAACGCTTCCATAGCTGATGTAGCTAATGAATTCAGAAACAGTGCAGAGTACAAAGTTGTTACTGCATACAATGATGTACTTGGACGGTATCCTGAAGAGGCTGGTCTTAACTGGTGGGTTGATCAAGCATCTAAGCAGAATCTAACTGTAGATCAACTTAAGAAAGAACTAAGTAAGACTCCTGAACTAATCTCTAAACAGTTAGCACCACTACAATCTAAGTGGGATGCTGAAGTAGCGAACCAAGAGCAACCAGGAATCCAGACAGATATCAAGACTGGGGAGATTACCTTTGGTGGTGATAGCTGGGATGCGTACAGAGTTCCTAATGGTGGTCTGATTATTCAGAAGATGAATGCTGATCAGTCTAACTTAGGAAAGAATCAGTACAGGGCAGATATCTTAAATCCTGATACAGGCGAAGTAACTACTCAGGTTGTTAACCGCAGTCAAATGCCTACGATTGGTAGGAATATCACACTAGGTTTGATGGCTCTAGCAGCCCTTAATCCTGGTTTGTTCGATATCGCTGGTACAGCGGCAGGATCTACCAGTACCGGAGCTACTACAGCAGGTACGACAGCAGCAACAGGAGGAACAACTACTGGTGGTTTACTCAGTGGGGCTTCTGACCTTGCTGTTGCTGGTGTTGAAGGAGCAGCATCACAGGCTGCAACAAGTGCTTATACGCAGACACTAGCTGCTACTGGTAATACAGCCTTAGCAAACATTGCTGCTGATGTAGCCTCTGGTAATGTTGCTGGTGGTCTATCTGTTTCTGATGCGGTAAATGCTGGAGTTACAGCAGCATCTAATGCAGTTGCTACAGGCGCAGTAACTGGTACAGGTGCTGTTACTGGTGGAGGTGGTGCTGTAACAGGTGGTATTTCAGCAGGCACTGGGGCTACAGCAGGCGGTTTACTAACTGGTGCTGGTACTGCTGCGACAGGAGCAACTACCGCAGGTACTACCACAGCAGGAACTACTACTGGAGCAACCACGGCTGGTGCTGCTGGCGCAGGTGGAGCCGCAGCCGGAACAGCAGGTGCTACAGCAGCGGGTACGGCAGCAGGGTCTACGGCTGTAGACACAACTAAACTATTAACTGGGTTTGGTGATTCTCTTGTTAAAGGGTTCAAAGACGTAGCTAGTACTTTGTTAGGTGGTTTAGCAGGTGGTAATCAGTCCAACGCTGTTGCTGGTCTTATCAGTGCTGGTATCGGTTATCAACAAGCTAAAGAAGCTGCTGATGCGTTACTCCAACAAGGGCAGATCAGTCAACAACAATACAATGCACTTGCATCTAACATTCAAGGACAGTATAATAATCTAGCAACACAGACAGGTCAACAGTTAGGTGAGTTTACACCTTATGGTATCACTACCAACTTGTTTGGTCCTTCTGGTCAGAACATTCAGAATGCTGCAATGCAGGCTGCACAGCAGTCTTTCAACCAAGCAGGTCTAACTAATGTTGATCAGTTATCTCAGGATTACTACAACAAGTTAGCTGCATTGTCCGCACCAGAGCAACAACGTCAGCGATTAGCCACTGAAGAACGCTTACGTTCGCAAGGTAGATTGGGTGTAAGTGGTTCTGCTTATGGTGGTACGTCACCAGAGTTATTAGCTCAGGAACAAGCTATAGCACAGCAGCAACTACAACGTGAGCTACAGTCTAGACAGGCTGCATTAGGCGAACGTGGTACGTTACTGTCTCAAGGCACTGCTGCACTACAACCTGCTGTACAGCTTGGAACCACAGCACAGCAAGCAGCACAACAACAGTTTTCTTCTAACCTTGCTAGACAGAATCTGTTAACTAACTTGCAGACACAAGGTATTCAATCTGCTGGTGTACTACAGCGTCAAGGGTTACAAGATGCTTTGTCAAGACAGTTGGCAGCAACCTATGCTAGGGCTAATGCTAATCAGCAACTAACACAAGGCTTGTTAGGTGGTGCTGGTGGTTCTAATGCCTTAGGTGGTGTTGTTGGTAGTGCTCTAGGTAATCTATTCAATCCTAATGCAGCGGGTAACGTAAACTCTTTAGGTTTTGGTACTGGCTTG